CTGAGTCACCCTCGGTTACAATGAGGGTACACTCCTTCGAATGTTTGGTTCCTGCCTTATTAGCATCATCCAACTTGGGGATACCGGTAATAGTAGACTTGCGGGCACCATCTGATTTCTGGAGTTCCTTCATCTCCTTAAACCTGGAGAGTGCCAGGAGTTCATCAGCGATTCCAGTCTTGAGAGCGTTCTTGATAAAACTTTTAGGTGCTTCAAACTTACTCCCAAAACTTTGAGACTTTGAGGTACACTCAGACTTTACCTGACTGGAGAATGTTGGATTCTCTAGGGTTGCCTTGACAAAGATAGTAAAAGTATTCTTGACTTGTTGAGGTTTCAACTTAATCTTCTTCGCCATTTCATCGATGATACCGTTTGCGATAAGATTTGCGGCGTGGTCGACATGGGTTCCACCCTTATTGGTACAGAGTCCATTCACGAATGAAACCTGTTCCATACCATTCTCAGCGGGTCCAATACACACTGACCATCGCTCGGTATTAATAGAGCACACCTCATCAACACCCTCGTGCATCTTAGCATATGCTTCGAAGGTTTGTTTGGTGAGCACGTCACCATTGAACTTCACTTTACAGTTTTGGGTGGTACAGATATTCGCATCCCAAACCCGCTTTTGGAAGATGCTATAGATGGTATCGTCCATCTTGGACATCCCGAAACGTTTCCACTCTGGGGTGAAAGTGATGGCGACAGATGACGTAGCAGCTGAATATTTTTTGATTTTTGGGGGGTCACAGACAGTCATGTTCTTCGACCACGATTGGGTATAGGTTTGATTCGTCTCATGGTCCTTGATGACCACAGAAAAGTCTGTGGAGTAGATGTTCGCCAATTTGGCACCGTAACCATTGCGACCACCGACGATACGCTTTTGGGTATCATCATAGTTGGTACTCGTGAGGAGGTGTCCAAAGACGAGTTCAGGGTTCCATAGACCCTCTTTCTCGTGCATACGAACACTGATACCACCAAGAGGACCATTGTTCTCAATAGTTACGGAACCCGATTCCTTATCGATTGCGACGGAGATGGAACTGACATGCTTGGGATGGAGAGAGTTGCGGTCAATAGCATTGACTAGGATTTCATCAAAGATCTTCAAGAGGGCTGGGGAATACTTGAGGTTCTTCTTGGAGAACTGTTCACCATCGAGGACCCAGTAAGGTTCTGTACCCAACTCGACTGGACCGACATAGGAGTCAGGTCTCTTGAGAACGTGTTCGATATGGGTGAGTTTTTGGACGCTTTCCATACTTTCTTGGTTTGATTACAATTCAAATCTCTAACTTAGGTTTATTTCATCTAAAAGTGTCAACTTGTCATAGCATTTTTTCAATTTTTTCACGGTACCCTTAAATTCGTCCAACGAATTCATTTTTCTACCACTGTTCCACTGCCAACGGTCTGTATATTTAGGTTTTGGTATGTTTTCAGCAATGAAATTCAAATACCCCAGGAATTTATTACATCGCTTTCTAAATTCATCGATATAATCCTTTTGGTGTTGTGTAATTGTTTTGGGATATTTTCCAATACGACGAGGGGTATCAGGTTTTATGATAGTACCAATACAATAAAACACTTGTGTACACGACACGTTACATGTTACCCGTAAATACTTCTTTAGATGTTCGTTGAATTCAGAATCTTCGGAATAGTCATAACTTTGTTGTAATAAACTATCTAGATTTGCCTGAACACCTAAAAGTGAGGGAAACACTTTTGAGTATTTTGAAGACGATCCAAAATTTGCATATATAATAGATTGACAATAGTCACCCCATTTTCTCATATTACACGTTTCACGTCCAAGTTTAAACCAAAACTTATAATCTCCTTTAATCATCAAGTGTCTACATTGTGGGCACGTAGGACCTACCGCTTCACACTTTTCAATCCACTTTGAAATACACTCCTTGTGATATATATGTCCACACTGCAGTGACACGATTGGTTGTTTAGAACATTCATAGCATATACATTCATCAAAGTTTTCATCTATTCCTCCATCTTTCAAAATGATTTCAGTAGAAGGTAAAAGGTATGTACCGATTTCACACACAGGAATATTCATTATAAATGATATACTTTATCACATTCTTTTCTTAACTTAGGTTAAGAGATGTACCTCTACCTGATTGTGGCCATCATATTTCTCTTTATGATGATGCAGAACCGTTCAAGGGGTACCAAGAGTTCTATTGATAAGATGGTGAAGCAAGCTGCACAATATGCCATCACCGCACAACAGGATGTCTCACCAGTCATGTCCGTACGACACGCTAACTATGCAGTCGCACACCTCTACGCCCTTGGGAACATTGCAACTGATACACAGATTCATAATGCTACGGGTATAGATGTGAAGAAGTTCAAAGAACATATCACAAATGTTCAAGAAATGGTCACAAAGAAGACAGTTGATAAATTTCCAGATTTCGAGGGTCAAGTTGATATGTATCTCTCTGAAATGATATAAAAAACCTAAGTGAATGGGGAAAGTGTATAAAGTAAGATCCAAAAAAATGGAAGTCATCAGAGACGCAATGTGGGAGTGTTGCCTCGCTGATGCGGTCAAGATGTACCGATTCAGTGAACCAAATGAGGCGTGTTACCAACTTGCGAATGCAACATGGATTATGAAGAAGAAGTACCAGGAACATAAAATGAAAAAGGAACAACGACAGGTTGTTGTGATTGACAAGGCTCCAGAAATTGTCAATGAGATGCGAAATTCCAAAAAGACCTGTTGTGCGACGACGATGTCTGGGAAGCCCTGTTCATTTAAGGCTGTATGTGGGGACTTCTGTAAAAAACATAGCGTGAAGCATGCTCAACTTGGAATGAAGGTTGATATGAGTAAAATTAAAATCGCAGATTAATAGAAACGTTATGTTAGACCAGGAGAGTCTTAGACCTGTAATAATAGCGATGGCACTTTACATCACTATCAGCACCCTCATACCTCGTATAGTTAAGAAGCCTAGTGGTATCCAGGTCATTGATAATCTCGTGATGAAAATTATCGCAGAGAAAGATTCGATGATGAGTGGTACTATCCTAATTGGTCTTATCGTTCTCGCCACCAATTACATTCAGGATAAACTCCTCTAGGACGTTTTCCCGCCCCACTAGTTTTTTCGTATGTTCGTGATTCATGTATCGGACACGAGTATCATATGCATGCCTCATGAATTCCAAGAGTTGGTCAAAGTTTGGATTACCCCAAAGCATCCCCTTTTTGAAGAGAAAATCATCATTCTCCAACTCTTGAAGTTCACAGTCAATCATATAGGGTGTCTTCACATATTCGGGGGCACCACCATAGTTTGTGATGATCACAGGTTTATCTCTCAGCGCCGCCTCTACAGCTCCCATACCTATACCCTCAGAGTGTGAAAAACTCACATAGCAGTCAGCGCGATTATGGAGTTCATCCATTTGTTCATCAGAGAGTAGATCGTTAATAACTTCGACACGGGGTAATTGGATATCTATTGGTTGCCTGCATGTTGCTTTCACAATGAGACGTGAATTTGGTTCATTTAGACGGATGAAAGCTTGAAGAATATCTCGAAATTTCTTTCGAGGGTCCAAAATGTTTCCGATGTGATAGAATGTGTACGGTTTCTCTTTTGGTGTTGGTACGTGGGCATGAATGACATAGAACTCATTATCAGGAAATTGCCGAGAGAAAACCTTTTTGCAGAATTCACTGGGTACAGCCACTTTCTTAAACTCTTTCATGATCAGACCATAATCTTCATGTACAGTTTCGGTTTCACATATGGTCATGCATGCAAGATTCTTGACACGGGTTCGTACATACTTGAGATATTCCAGGTGGTCACCAATTGGGAGCATATAAATCAGGCCGTGTGCATGTTCAGGAATTTCACTTCCAAATACATGGTATTCAGAATCAGGTAGAAATAATCGAGTATATTTGAATGCTTGGTTTCCTATACCCGTATTCAGATCTGGTCCTATGATGATCATTTGATTTAAAGATAATCTTACCTTTATATATAATACACTATGGATTCCCTACGCATTGAGATTGAAGATGAACTCAAGCGCACTCGTCTAGACAAGACTCGTCTCTATAGTCTTCTCCTCAAATTGATTGACAACTGTGGTACAGGAGGTGTGGGCCCCAAGGGACCCGCTGGCCCCACTGGCCCCACTGGACCCGCTGGTCCTCAAGGCTCCCCAGGTCCGTCCGTTGCAGTCGATAAGAAGGCTGCCCCCACCCCCACCACTGCTGCTCCAACCCCCACCAAGACTACTCCCGCTCCTGATGCTACCCCAAAGAAAGTTCCCATCAAGAAGAAGGTTGTTGTTTCGGCGTAAATTAATATGATATACCCCTAAGTATGAGAGTATTATCATTCTTTTCAAGTAATTTATTCGTTATTGAAAAGAATGAAAATTGTCTAAAGGATTAAATACAATACTATTTAATGTTATCGGCTTTGAAGCGAATCTGTCAAAAACCAGAGTTCCGAGATGAACTCAGTTATCTTTATAATCTCACCGATGGGGAACATAGGAAAAATGGAAAGTTGGATATGAGTGTTGGTACTTCTCGCGAGAAAGATTTATTTGCGGTATTAACAAAACATTCAGATGCTTTACCTATTAAATGGATCGACGAACAATCATCCATGTATGACGGTTTCATCGGAGGGGAACCTGTGTCAGTCAAGCACAAAACCTCAGACGAAAAAATACCAACATTTAAGGTGAAATGGACTTCAGATAAGGAGTGTGCAGAAAAGTCCATATCAAAATTAACAACTGATATATGGACTGATCATATACTATTCGTACAAATAGGTAAAAATAAGAAAAAAATAAGGATTATTTTTTTTGAAGCTGAACAAATAGATAGATTGATCAAGTATCATAAAGTATTTAAGATGAAAATTTTCAAGACTAAAAATACAGGTGAAAATGATAGAGGAGTTGAATTTTCAATGTCTTTTATGCAAAGGCTTATGAATATTGCTATAATTAATGAAACTTTTGAACATACATATAGTGGTAATAGTATCGACCCTATACAGAGGCGTATGGACTTACTTGGTAAATTTAACGCATAAAGATTAAATTCGAATTGAAATCAACATGAATTACAAGGTACTTTCTCTATTTTCTGGTGCGGCTGGACTTGATGTGGGATTTTCAGAGCAATTGGTTGTACATAAAAAAAGTGTAGATGATGAATTTATTGATTGCGAATCATCGACGGAAGATTTTGTAAACCTTAAACGCTTACCGTTTACAACCGTTTTTCAAAATGATATTCTTCCCAGTGCGAAAGAAATTGCTGAGTGGAATGGATGGGCACATAATTATGTATTAGGTGACATTCACACTCTTCTAGAGGATAATTATGATTTTCCAAAGGCTGACGTTGTCACTGGTGGTTTCCCGTGTCAAGACTTTAGTCACTCAGGTAAGCGGAAAGGTCTTCAAACCACACGTGGGACACTGTATCAGTCATTTGTTGAAGTTGTAAAAAGAGTAAAGCCAACCATGTTTGTCGCCGAAAATGTAAATGGTCTACTTACGATGCCTGGTGAACCTATTAAACAGATTATTTCAGATTTTTCAGATGTTGGATACGATGTAAAATACCAATTGATTAAAAGTGAAACAATTGGTATTCCACAAACTCGATGGAGGGTTATTATTATGGGAATTCAAAATGAAAAAAATAAAAATCTCCCCGAAAACTGGAATAGAATTACAAAAAATCAACGAGAGTGTAGGATTGGTTCCTATTTTAAACATTTGAAAGAACCTACTGAGACTGAAGATCCTGCACAAACTGTGTACTCCAAAGCTGCACGTCTCGAGAAGGGGCAAGGACAAAAGGAAGTTGGGATGGATGAATTTGCACCCACGATGCGAGCGGAACATCATGGTAATATCGAATTCCGACGCATTCATGGTGGTAAGAATAATGAAGACCATTTACCTCAGAGGAGACTATCTGTTCGTGAAGCTGCACTGATTCAAACTTTCCCACCTGATAGTATTTTAACAAATCTAACAAAAAAGCCTACTATGAAAGCCTATAAACCAATCGGAAACGCAGTCCCACCATTACTTGGGTATTTGGTGGCAGATAAGGTATACGACATTTTAAGTGGAACCTTTATTTGTCCACCAAATGAGGCTACCCAATAGGGATGCTAAAATGGCGACTAAAATACCAAATGAATATTTTTTAGGTTTTTCTTCTAGGGGTTTATCGGGTAACTTTTGAACATTATGATTGAGAGTATCAATTTTTTTGAGAAGTTTTTCGAGTGCCTGAAGAATTTGGAGTTCTCGATCTTTGGGTTTTTCCTTGACATTCACGGTTGTAATCTCTAGGACCATGTACCACTTCGCATCTGGTTGAAGTTTTACATAGTCACCGTCATCCTGTTGTTCGAAGATTTCGAAATTTAACTTTTTAATTGAAATGGGGTTGAAATAATTTGATTGTCGATGGAAACTTTTCCACTGTTTGTCACGAAGAATAATACCATTACTTCCACTAAAATGTCTCTCCAGAGGTACCCGAGCTAAGACTTGTCCATGACGTTCATCAAGTATTTGAGCAACTTTTGGAATATCGGGGCATATTATATCTACAAACTTCGCAATGTCTGTGCTCAGGTTGGAACTATTTTCACCAATTTGTGTAATATAAAAATCAACCATTTTAATTCCCATTACTCTACCAATATCTTCAACGTGTGTATTCGATTCAAGTGTGAGATCGAGAGAAAATGTATTATTTGTCCCATTCACAAAAGTAGAATCTAATAACACATACTGAACCTTCTTGGGTATATCTTCAGGGGACATTCTATTATGTTCCATGAAAAAAAAAA